AGATACTTGCAGTATGATACCATGGATATGGACAGCGAAGTTAATGCTGCACTAGATATTCTAGCAGAATTTTGCAGTCAAAAAAATAGAGAAAATCGAACTCCATTTCATTTGCATTTTAAATCAAAAGCTACAAATAGCGAAATTCAAATACTTAGAGAATATTTACAGCACTGGTGCAAATTACAAAAATTTGAAACTAGAATATTTCGTATTGTAAGAAATACTTTTAAGTACGGCGATAGTATTTTTATCAGAGATCCAGAAACAAAAAAATGGTTCCATGTTGATCCAGGTAAACTTACTAAAGTTATTGTAAATGAAAGCGAAGGCAAATTACCAGAACAGTATGTTATTAGGGATTTAAATCCTAATTTTAGAGATTTAGTTGTTACAACAATTAATCCAAATACAGTTAATACAAATAATAGAGGTACCGCATATATTGCAGGCGGTGCAGCAGCACGAGGACAAGCTAGTGCATATCCAGTTAGTCCAGGAACTCGCTTTCAAAATAACGATAATGAAGTAGCGATTGATGCAAAACATGTTATACATCTAAGTTTAAGTGAAGGCTTAGATAACAATTATCCCTTTGGAAACAGTTTATTAGAAAGTATTTTTAAAGTTTACAAGCAGAAAGAATTGTTAGAAGATGCTATTATTATCTATCGTATCCAACGTGCTCCTGAGCGTAGAATATTTTACATTGATGTAGGTAATATGCCTAGTCACTTGGCTATGAGCTTTGTTGAAAGGGTTAAAAATGAAATTCATCAGCGAAGAATTCCTTCTTCTACTGGCGGCGGTAGCAATGTTATTGATTCTGCTTACAATCCTCTTTCGATAAATGAGGATTATTTCTTCCCGCAAACAGCAGAAGGTAGAGGTAGTAAAGTTGACACATTGCCCGGCGGCACAAACTTAGGCGAAATTGACGATTTAAAGTATTTTACTAATAAACTGTTTAGAGGTTTACGTATACCAAGCAGCTACTTACCAACAGGTGCAGATGACAGCCAAGCTAGTTACAATGATGGTAGAGTAGGCACAGCTTATATTCAAGAATTACGTTTTAACAAATACTGCGAACGATTACAAAACTTGTTAGCAGAAACTTTTGATCAAGAATTTAAAATATATCTGTATGACAGAGGTGTTAATATTGATAGTAGTTTGTTTGAATTACAGTTTGAACCTCCACAAAATTTTGCTGCTTTCAGACAAAGTGAATTAGACACAGCTAGAGCACCGACATATCAAACATTAAGTCAAATTCCAACAATTAGTAAACGTTTCGCCATGAAACGATTCTTAGGTCTAAGTGACGAAGAGATTGCAGAAAACGAACGTATGTGGGCAGAAGAAAATGGTAAAGCCAAGCCTGCTGTTACTGACAGCACAGCAGAACTTAGAGGTGCCGGTATAAGTCAAGCTGGTATAGAAGCAGACATGGGAGCATTAGCTGACGAAGCAGCACCTCCAGAAGCAGGAGGTGCACCAGCCGACGCTGCTGCTGCAAGTCCAGTAGGAGCTGCACCTCCTGCAACTCCAGCTGCCATATAAATAATATTATGATACTAAGAGAATTATTTTACGCGGATAAAGATATGAAAGCAATAGCGAACAATCTTCGTTATTTGCCTGGTAACGACGAAACTATGGTACGTAGTGACACACGTAAAACAAGACTAACTCTTGGTCAAATCAACGAAATGCGTAAAGCTTCAGAAGCTCATATTTTAGAACAAGAAAAAGAATTAGAGTTTATTGAAGCTATGTATAAAACTCCTGAGCAACCGGCCGCACCAGCATAAGTAATCTGAAAGGATAATTTATGCGTAGTTTTGTGTTCGGCAATGGTACTAGCCGCCTCAATATTAAACCTGAAGAGCTTCGTAGATACGGAAAAATTTATGGGTGCAATGCCCTTTATAGAGAGTTTGAACCAGACTATCTTGTAGCTGTTGATCCAAAAATGATCATAGAAATAGAAAAATCTGGATATCAACGAACACACGAAGTGTGGACTAACCCTAACGCCAAATATAGAAATTTTCAAGGATTCCATTACTTTATGCCTAGTTTAGGCTGGAGTTCCGGTCCAACAGCATTAAACCTAGCAGCACAACATAGTGCAAATGAGATTTATATTATAGGATTTGATTATACTGGGTTAAATGGATACCTCAACAATGTATATGCAGATTCAGTTAATTACAGAAAAAGCAAAGACACTGCTACCTATTTTGGCAATTGGAAAAGACAGACAGAACAGGTATTAAAAAATTATTCTAAAACTAAATTTTATAGAGTAGTAACTCCTGGATACTATGATCCAGAATGGAACTTACCTAATTTTAGACATATAAGTTTTGAAGAACTACGAAAATTAATGCCTACTTGGCCAGAAAAACCTTCAAAATAGTACCATTATAGCAGGATTTTAGCAATATATTGTAAATAATATTTGACAGCCTTACAACATTCTTATAGGAGAAACTTATGACTGATCGATCAAAATTCGAGCAGATGCTCGAACATCTTGTTAATGAAGATACAGAATTAGCCAAAGAGCTTTTTCACCAAATCGTGGTAGAAAAATCACGTGAGATTTATGAAAACATTTTAGCAGAAGACTTCGACTTATCTGAAGAAGAAAAAGAAGATGAAGAAGAAGACAAAGAAGTTGATGAAGCTAAAGATGAAGAAGAAGAAGAAATGGAAGAAGACTTTGCGTTCGACGAAGGTGACGACGAAGACGACAAAGGTCCAGTTGGCGGTGACCCAACTGATGATATGTTGAATGATATTCAAGCAAGCGACGAAGGCCCAATGGATGACGAAGAAGGCGAGCCTGAGGACGATTTAGAAGATCGTGTAATGGACCTCGAAGACGCAATCGACGATTTACGTGCTCAATTTGAAAAAGAAATGGGTGGCGGTATGGGCTCCGACAGCGACATGGACATGGACATGGACATGGGCGACGATGATAAAATGAAGATGGGTGAAGACGACATGTTCATGCGTGAGTATGTTGAAAAGGTAGGCGGTGCTGACTACACCAAGTATGGAAAAATGGGCGACAATGGTGCTAACACAAAGAGCATTGTAGCTAAGAAGAATGATATGGGTGGTACTGCTGCTAATATTTTAGCAGGTGGTGAAAGCACATCAGGCGGTACTAAAGGTGGTTTAGCTAATCCATCAACCAAAGAAGAAAACGCTGGAAACGTAAATGTTCCAGGCGGAAAAGCTGGTGTAAAGCATCTTAAGAAGATGTCATCCCCAGCAGGCGGTGACGATGGTCAAAACAAGAAAAGCACCATCGGTAGTTAATTGGAAAAATAGATGAACTTTCTTCGTGAAAACCTGAGTTTCGACCAAGCAAAAATGGTCGTTGAGACCGATGAAGCACACGGCGGCAAGTCCCTTTACTTAAAAGGGATTTGCATCCAAGGTGACAAACGGAATCAAAATCAGAGAGTTTATCCTGCAAGAGAGATTGCTAGGGCTGTCAAGACCCTGAACGATCAAATTGCTGGCGGCTATTCAGTTTTAGGCGAAGTGGATCATCCAGATGACCTAAAAATAAACTTAGATCGTGTGTGCCATATGGTTACAGATATGTGGATGGATGGTGCAGACGGTCATGGAAAATTAAAAATACTCCCAACACCAATGGGCGAACTAGTGAAAACTATGTTACAGGCCGGCGTGAAGTTGGGAGTATCATCTAGAGGATCGGGTGATGTAGATCACGACGGTCATGTAAAAGACTTTGAAATCATCACAGTGGATGTGGTGGCTCAACCTAGTGCTCCGGGAGCATATCCTACACCAATTTATGAACACCTTATGAATTATCAAGGTGGTTATAGAAGCTTACGCATAGCGAAAGAAGTGCAGGGTGATCCTAAAGCACAGAAGTATCTTAAAGAAAGCTTATTAAAAATAATAAGCGGACTCCAATAAAAAAGGAGAATCACATGTTGGAAGCACTTAAAACTTTGTTTGAAAACAATGTGATTTCTGAAGAGATCAAAGCTGATATTGAAAAAGCTTGGGATTCGAAACTTACAGAAGCACGTTCTCAAGTTACTCAAGAACTACGCGAAGAATTTGCCCAACGTTATGAACACGATAAACAAGTCATGGTGGAAGCCATTGACCGTATGTTGTCAGAACGTCTAGCAGAAGAAATTGCAGAGTTTGTCGAGGATCGTAAGCAGTTGGCTGAACAAAAAGCCAAATATGCTGTAGCTATGAGACAAAATGCTGGTCTAATGAAAGAGTTTGTAACTCGTCAATTAGCAGCAGAAGTCCGTGAACTACACGAAGATCAAGTACAAATGGCTCAAAAGTTTAAGACTCTTGAAAAATTTGTAGTAGAAGCTTTAGCTCAAGAAATCTCAGAGTTTCATACAGATAAGAAAGATATTGTAGAAACAAAAGTACGTTTAGTACGCGAAGGCAAACAAGCTTTTGCTAAAGTGAAAGAACAATTCATTAAACGTGCTGCGGAGTTAGTTGAACAAACAGTTGTACACGGTCTGAAATCAGAAATTGGACAACTAAAAGAAGATATCGAAAGTGCTAGACGTAATGACTTTGGACGTAAACTGTTCGAAGCATTTTCTAGCGAATATCAGAACAGCTATCTAAGCGAAAAATCAGAAACTGCTAAATTGCTCAAAGTTATAGACTTGAAAGAATTAGAAGTTGCTGCTGCTAAAAACGCTGTAGCAGAAGCACACCTAATCTCAGAAAGCAAAGAAGCTGAAATGAAAGTATTAAAAGAAAGTATTGAACGTAAAGCAATTATTGATGAATTAGTAGGTCCATTGGCTACCAGCCAAAAAGCTATTATGTCAGAATTATTAGAAAGTGTTCAGACTACAAAGTTACGTAGTAATTTTGAAAAGTACTTACCGGCCGTTATTGCTGGCGAAGCACCACAGAAGAAAAAGGCACTAGTAGAGGCAAAAGAAATTACAGGCAACAAACAAACCAACAGCGTAAGTAGCAGCAAGAGCGAAACAGATCATAACATTTATGATATTCGTAGACTTGCTGGAATTTAAACATTAATTAGGAGAAAAAATAATGTCAGAACTACTAACAGGCCGTTGGGCAGAAACCAAAGAGGCTCTATTGGAAGGCCTACAAGGCACCAAGAGATCCGTAATGGCATCTACACTTGAGAATACTCGTAAGTATCTCGCTGAAAGTGCAACAGGTGGTGCTACTTCTGCCGGCAACGTCGCAACATTAAACCGCGTGATTCTTCCAGTAATCCGTCGTGTTATGCCAACCGTTATTGCTAACGAATTAGTTGGTGTACAACCAATGACTGGTCCAGTTGGACAAATCCACACTCTACGTGTTCGTTATAGCGACACCGCAGGTAGTGGTGCAAGTGGAGCAATTGCAGGTGAAGAAGCTCTAAGTCCATTTAAGATTGCTGAAGCATATTCTGGTAACACATCAACCGGTAAAGCTGCTGCTACAGCCGCTTTAGAAGGTATTGCTGGTAACAGACTAAGCATTCAAATCTTAAAGCAAACAGTTGAAGCTAAGACACGTAAGCTATCAGCTCGTTGGACATTTGAAGCTGCACAAGATGCACAAGCTCAACAAGGTATCGATATCGAAGCAGAAATCATGGCAGCTCTTGCTCAGGAAATCACTGCTGAGATCGACCAAGAAATCCTAGCTAGTTTAACTTCACTAGCTGGTTCACAAAACCAAGAAGCATATGACCAAGCTGCTGTTTCTGGTACTGCTACATTCGTTGGTGACGAACATGCTGCACTAGCTGTTCAGATCAACCGTGTTGCTAACAGAATCGCTCAGCGTACACGTCGTGGTGCTGGTAACTGGGCAGTTGTTAGCCCAACAGTATTAACAATTCTTCAGAGTGCTACAACTTCTGCTTTCGCAAGAACAACAGAAGGTACATTCGAAGCACCAACAAACACTAAGTTCGTTGGTACATTGAATAGTGCAATGAAGATTTATGTTAACACATATACCACAAGCGACACAGTACTAATTGGTTACAAAGGTACTAGCGAAAGCGATGCTGCTGCATTCTACTGCCCATACATTCCATTAATGAGCAGTGGTGTTGTATTGGATCCATCAACATTCGAACCAGTCGTAAGCTTTATGACTCGTTATGGATATGTTGAATTGACCAACACAGCAAGCAGCTTAGGTAACGCAGCTGACTACCTAGGTACTGTTACTGTTTCTAACGCAGTATTCAGCTAATCTAAAAAACTTTTAAAAAAGTTTTACAAAAAGGACTCTTCGGGGTCCTTTTGTTTTATATAAATACTATGTCTAGATGATTTATGCGGTTCCCACCGCGTAGGAGCCTAGAACGCTCATAAACTCAAGGAGAAAACAAATGGGACGTCCGATTAATAAAAGATATTTTGGTAAACCAGCAGACGCTGATGATGATGTATTATATCCATTAACAGGTGATACATTTTTTAATATCACGATCGCTGTTCAAGTTGCATCAAATGCAGAAACTGCATCAGGTTATATTCTACAACAAAGATCAAGTACTCGTTTCTTAGTTAACGATTTAAGAACAGGTACAAAAAGAACACCAAGCGGCAGCGGCACAGGTAACGTAGGAATTTGTAAATTGGTTAATTCTCCTGCCGGATCATTAGGACCTGATGAAATGGCAATCGTAGGTTATATTGCCGGTGCAGGTGTTGGCGGTGAGCCAATTAGAATTAAAAAACTTTACAATAGAACTTGTAGAGATTTTAACAATGTTCGTTACAAGTGGACTATTCAAGACGATTCGTCTGTAACAGCATTAATTTTAACAGCTATCTAATCGGAACATAAATGAAAGTTTTAAATGTCAGTAACGGCGACTATAAAGTTACTGTTCAAGATGGCGGCACTATAATCTTAAACACCGGTAGTAGTACCGGTGAAGTGATTATCACCGGTGATCTAACTG